TTCTGGTAGTTATATTAATAGATGATAAATTTGGAATCTCATCATCAGGATATAACTCTAATTCTGGTGTTCCGTCCCAGTAATCTGAATTATAATAAACATGGGGATGCAATCCCTGTCCTGGATAATCGGAATCGGGGATACCAAACAACCTCATAGGCTTCATAAAATTTGGATTTCGTTTTATGGGTTTGCAATTATCTTCACAATTACTACCGACAACTCTTGGTGGAGAATCATAAAGATAATAATCATGTCTACCAGGCCAATACCAACCTTCCGAATCCTGCGCAGCAAAATCAAACATCGTTTGATCATCATAGGGGACGGTGCCTGGATTGTTGTTTGAATATAACATTATTCGCTGCCCCCGGATGATCCTGGTTGCCACAAACCATCAGACAATCTCAATAATCTTTCTTTAGGGTAATTTACTACAACTTTATATAAATTTGTTCCAACTGGTGCAAACAAACTGCGGAAAAAGAAGTTAATTGCTTCTTCGGTTGATTTAGATAAATACAAATCACGAACATGTCTAAGAAGAAGACGAACATTAATAGGAGAGTCAGAAGGATTTGACCAATTAAGCCTTGTGCTTTCTGGGTAATTTTTAGCAAGCATGTTTTTGTAATATTTTAAAAACTTATCTTCGGCTAAATCAATATCTCTTAGTTCATTAAGTTTGCCGATATTATTTTCTTCATGAAGCCAGTTATAAAACGACTGTATGAAAAAAGTAAACGTGGGGTATTTTTCACTAACAAAAGAGGGTAACGCTTCATCAATAAAAAAATTAAACCGTTTTTTACCATAAGGGATCCCGTGTTCTTCATCTCTACCAAGACTTCTTGTCGAATACTCTCCGCCCAATGGCAAATCCTGCGCACGCGAATCCTCATACGCTGCTTTTAGAGGAGGACGATCTGGTTCTTCTCCAGCATTGCCATCATCTACGCCTTGTGTTATAAAATCCGCCATCCATCAAACCTCTTCTACTACTATTGGATAACTATCATTTGGCCAAGATGGCTCTCGCTGAAATACAATATTTCTCTTTGATAGAATATTCTTGCTTCTTGGTTCATAAAAAACCGTAAAGGTATTTGTTGCAGGAACATCTCTCAAATATATGAATCCCCTTTCTGGGTCATATGTCCCCACATTACTGGTAATTAATGAAATGATTCCAGCCGTTTCACTATAAAGATCTATAACTCCCTCTGCCCCATTTTGAATATAAAAAATAGAACCATCATCTGAATAATCTGCGTGACCAAATTTAGTAGAATATATTACTTGTCCCCTTTCATTTTTAACAGCATTTTGTCCATTTAATGATTGTCCAAAATCAAAGATATAAGAACCAGAGGGAGATGTCTCACTTGTTTGTTGTGATAATACAAGAAAATAATCAAGTCCAGCAATACTTTGTTCTATATTTAAAATATCTCTATTTAAGGTTTCATAAAGAAGCCCACTCTTAAGAATACCAAACTGATAGTTGCCACCCATGAATGTTCTAATTAAGTCCCTCAATTCATCAGCAGTTTTAGATGTCGCAAACTTATCATAATCAACTATAAAATTACGGAAATAAACTGTATTGTATACAGGTTTGACATATTCTGGAATGATGCTGATAACTGATTTTTTATCAATAATATCAACTAGTGCTTTTGTATCAATAGCAGCATCGGATGTGGTGCTAATAAAAACTCTACCATATCGGGGTGGGTTACTTTCTTCCCCTCCCCAAACATTTATCGAAGTTACGGTTCTTAAATCTTTTCTTATTAATGCGTCATAGTCTAATTTTGTCACTGCTCTATTTTGAGACTGGAAGTATGCTGGAGCATAATATTTAATATCGTCTACAGTGTCTTCTTCTGACCCACCCCTGGAAGATCTGACTACTCTATTAATAGTAATATTAGAATCTAATTGAACATAAGATGCAATGCCGTTGTCAGCATTTCCGTTTCCTCCCACCAAATAGTCTTTTGTAACTATAGCGTTGTCGGTAATTGCTTTACCAAAAACACCATCTCCAAATTTGATTGTGTAATAACTATCATAAGTGCTGTCTATAAAATAAATTTTGTCGTCGCCACCTAAACCGGAGACAATGTTTGAATCTAATAAAGACCAGGCTTCTGCTGTTGTACCATCATTAACTGTCACAACTAAAGTATTCGTGTCCACGTTTTTATCGGAAATTATTGTGCCACCTTCACCCTGCACCAATCCCCTGCTACCATACACATCTGCATTAGCAGTTAGCCCAGAACCGAGTGTGAAACCCGTTGCTCCCCAATAAAACCAATTGACCCCATTCGCACCAGCAAGTTGTTTTCCCCGAACAATAGTCTGTTCAGAAGACGACGCATTTTCAATTTCTAATGTTGCTACGGCACATGTCCTAGACTTAGGAGTATAGCCCAACATTTTGGATAAAGAAACAACATTGTCTCTTTGTGTTGCACTGTCAAGAAACATCTCACTAGCAATCATATTTGCGTAAAATGAATAATAGAGTGTGTTATATGCTAAAACATCTAGAAGAATGGACAAAGCAGAACCATCAAAATTATAGTCCGTAAACAAATCCTGCTTTTGTAAAAATTCTTTTAAACTAGATTTTATATCATTAAAATCCAGTTTGGTAAAATCAACACTCCCAAGAGTTACCGCGCTTGTTGTGCTTGCTGAACCAGTGTAATCTACTGCCATTTTACCTATCTCTCTGTATTATTATAGATACATCTTCTACTGTATCTAAAGTTTTAAACTGAATTTGAACCATCGGTTCGCCTCTTGCTGATTTTTCTATTTTTAGTGCTGATCCTGCTGCTCTGGGTTCAAATCTATTTATTGCATTTGATGCTTCATGCATAAACGCAAGACTGCTCGTTCCAGTAATAACACCACTTCCTTTTCCTTTGTTTTTTCTATCAAAGGGTTTTCGTGTAGAGGAAGAAATACTTACGGATTCAAATTGAAGTGTTCTAGTTCTACCGTCTATACTATGTTGAAAAGGTCTTTCGTAACGATGGGTTTGCAAAATGTTTGAAACAGATTGTTTTATTGCATCTGCATCTGTTTTCAATAATATATCGCCACTTGCTCCCAAATTTGCATCTACAAAAACGGGAGAAGGTTTAAAATGCATGTCAAAATCAACATATTTTGGTTTTAATATTTCGTTCTGTATTGGTGCCATTTTTGTACCTTTTTATTTATTTATCCCTACTTCTCTATTTAGTAATCCGAATTTACGGATTAACAAAACCGCTGCCATCGTAGTAGCCACGAATGTTGGCATAATCAGACCAAGAATAAGATGTAAAGTCTTTCCAACTTCCATAAAAAACAAAGGGAGTAACAAACCCCAACCCAATACTTGGATCATCTACAAATCTAGAAGCAACCGTTTTCTGATCACTATCGACATAATTAATAGTAGCAAGTATATCGTTACCGTCAGCATCTGGAATTCCCGTATTATATACGTACTCGTTCTGAATATCTGGATTCCAGTAAAATGAATATGCGCTAGCCTTTAAAAATCCTGGTGTATCGATATCTCTAGTATATTCTACCGTATTAGTATCAAAGGAGAATGCTTGGCCAAATAAGTTATTATCAATAATTTGATCATAATTAGAAAGTACATCATCACCAATAGATGCATATGGTTCTGGAAAAGAATCTCTAGAAAGTTCCATTTCCATAGTATGTGTGTTGTTTGCTGTTATAATGTGTTTTATAGCAGTTATCATATACTTACCACGCATAAATTCTTGAGTGGGATCATCGTCTGCATCTGCCATTGCAGAAATAACCGGAACATCTAATGCAATAATTTCACCAGGTTTTCTGAATAAGTTCCCAGCAGTAGTTATTAAAAGTTGCTGTGATTTTAATAATTTTTCTTGAGCATTTCTCAAAAGAGGAACCCAATTATCTGTTTCCCAAAATCTAGAAAATGTTTTATTATATTCTAAATATCTACGAAAATTCTTGTCCTTTGTTGCCCAGGTATTACCTTGACAGGGACAGGTACAAGTTGGTCCCTTTGAAAAAATACCAGGAAATATTCGTTCCCAATCAAGATCCTGCGAATCAAAACCAATACCTAATAAATCAGTAAACTCTTCTTCCGATCCACACACATCTCTAAAAAAACTTAGTTCTGCATTTGTGTGTTCCTTAAAGTTTGCAGTAGGAACAGATCTCTGAAGAGAACCATAATACCAATGATCTCTAACTCCACACCCCAACCATTCTTCACCAAGAATCGCTTTAATAAGACTACATTCTTCAGGCACCGCAGCAGCATAAACCGCTAAGGACGTACAAGTTGGTTTTGGCCACCAATCAACTACCTGAACAAGTACCTCTTCTGTTATAGGATTTCCTAAATCATCAAATTCGCCCGTTTCTTGCGTTTCTGTCACATACTCATTACCATCGCTTCTGCTATTATTAGGATCATAGTCTAAGTACCGGCTTGTCCACTTTTCGCCCTGCGTTCCAAGAGACTCGTGATATAACGCCTCGGCATCATACCCAAAATCAAAACTATACTGCGCTCCAGACAAACATCCCTCTGACTTTAATTTTGTATTGAAATCATAATGTCTAAGCCTACCTAACAGTTCATAAAATGACTTCATGGGTTTAGTTACAACACTTTGAATAAAAAGAATGTCTTTAAGCCCACATATATCAAGTCTTGTATGTTTATAATGGTTGTAAAAACTTGTGGCTGGAGAACTGTCTATTATACTATAACCGTGTTGATAATCTAAAGGCTCAGATATCATATGAGGTCTAAGCACATTTCTTAAAGTGGGTTTTAGAAGCCTATTTTCATCATCACCACCAAAAACATTAGATATTATTGGGGAGTTTTCTATTAAATTCCACCGCTCAAAATCTCTTGGGTAATAATAAACATAGGTACTTCTGTCAATTAAAAAATTTGTCTCTTCCCGCGTCATTTCAAAATTAATTTCATTTTCATTGAAAACAGATGTATTAACCAAATCTGCCCTTGGATTTAACCAATATCTATAATTAGATGTTAACGCTCCAGTGCTTAAAAGATCAACTAAATCAATATGATTATAAACCTCAAGAGCGTTTATCCTATTAAATTTTTGTGACGTACTTTGTCGTCTATCATCTGGAGCAAATGTATATATTTTATCGGTCGGCCAGTAATCAGCGTCATCTTCTTGATCGGATATTAAGGTTTCTATAGACCTAAAATGAATGCCATCTAAATCTTGCCAAAAGTGAAAGTTCACAGCATAAGGATTTGGGATGGCTTGACTATACTCCGCGCAATCTTTTAAAAGCCCATAAAGACTCTCTGCTTTATAATCATCTAACCTAGCACTAACAACGGGAAAAAACTCTCTAAACCAAATTGAATTTTTTGTTCCTTCAATTTCAAATGGAACAGGAGTTCCATCAACACCATCAGTCCATCGCAAATACTCTCTTACTATTGTATTAACAAAACCCACTTCTTCAGGACTGCCTGGAACGGTTCCTTCACACTGTCTTTCTTCGGTTTCGTCGGGGGCGTTGTCCATATGATTACCGCCCAGAAGGTAACTATTATCGAAATGCTCTGAATTCTCGTTGTTTGATATTTTTCCAAAATATTCAGCAAATATGTGTTCGCCTGCAATTTGATTTAATACAGCATAGGACGGAGAGGCAAAATGTAAAACATAGCCCTGAGTGCTTGTTTGTTCTATCGGACTAATTGATTCCACTCTAAAAATTACAAATTTTCTTTTACTAAAGTCTACCGCAATATCACCGTCATCTCCGCCCTCTCTTTTATATTTTCTAATAGAAAGGGTGAGTGTATCTCCTGGAGAAAATGTATTTATAATACCTTTTGCTTGTATATCTGTTAAAAATACCGCTCCAGACATATAAAGAGAAAACATATTTTCATATAAAGTAATGCGTTCCAGCATCCCCTTTCCGCCATATAAAAGATCTGTTACAAAATCGTCACCACCTCCCAAATCAGCGTGGGTTACGAAAGCCTCTTCTAGTGCTACTTCTTTTGGATAATTTTTGCCCATAATATATCTCTTATTATCTCACTTAATCCTAGTATTATATTTTACAAGTATGCTATCGTTCAAAGGAGATTTGTTTAAAACTTCAGACATGCTATGCAATAATGGTTTTAATAACCCCATCTCGGGAATCTTTATTCTAGATATATTATCTGCCTCCATAATAGCAGTTTCTTCAATATTCATTGCTCTGTATCCTTCCGCTTTAGAGAGTTCGGCATTACCACCGCCACTGCACCCAACAAATTCGCCAAGAATGGTGTATTTTATGTTTTCGTTTCCTAATTGGCTATTATAAAATGAATAATCGGCAGTACCAATGGTGGGTCTATTCGGGGCTTCTGAGAGAGGTGGTAGATTTTTACCTTCTGAATCTTTAAAGGAAACATATGTTTTAGTTTTGTCGTCAAACCTTTTTAATATTTTACTTCTATACGCTATTTCGTATGTGTCTTCACCCGTCTTGTCAATAATTGCAAAGGAATCTCCTTCCACAAACAAACCATTTTCAGTTGTCGTTAAGAAATCAATTCTCTGTAGGGTTGTATCCAGCCCAATTATCTGAACAGATACCAATGTTGATGCCGGTGATGCCGGTTCATTCCGGCGGTCATCTAATTTTACCATGATGTCGCCAACTCTCGGAAACCTTGAACGAGTATAGCCGTCAGCAGAATTGAATCCCAATTCATCATCATTTTCATAAAAGAAAGATCCCGTGTTCAGATATCTTTGTTGTTCTATTGATGTTGTGATAGATTCTGACCGGGGCAATTCATAAAAAGGATTTACAATTTCATTAAACATTAAAATTGCCCAATAATAGTGGGGGTTGTTGTATGCATTTTGCGCGATGATTTCGGGCATGTCGCCTGCTTTGTAACTGTAGTAATAATAAGAATCTCTATACTTCTTATCCGATAAACTTAATCTTGACCTTCTAAATATATTAATAGCGCGTATGGGTTGAACCCCAAGGTCTTTAAAAGTGTAATTAAAGTTAGATAAGTTTTTAAAAAACATATTGTTTACCCTTTTTATTCATCACTATGGGGACATGTCTGGAATAACGTCACTCTTTCTATTATTAAGTTTACACTCTTTTATAGTCAAAGTTAAATTCACATTGGCTGGAGAACCATCTGGAAATAATTTAACAATACCTGCTCCCCCATAGTTAACAGACAAACTTGTGACTACCGACTTCCCTATTATTGGTAATCTGTCCTCATTCATTTGGTTGTTTTGCAAATAATACCTTATGGCTACTTCATCCGGGAAGATAAACCTTAAATTATCCTCTGTCATACTTGGATACGAACAACTTCTAAATACTTTAATGATTTTATTTAATATGATGGATTCATTCTCGGTTCTTGGAAAAAGATCAAAATTAAATGTAAACTGTCTAAAATCTGGTTGAGCAAATAATTGTTCTTCACGAACATTTGGCGTAGTTCTTGACATGGCAGACATCATATTAGACATCACACTATTACCAGCAGATCTCTGTAAGAGATTGCCAACAAAATTTGGCGTACTAGACGACGGAACGTTCTTAGCATCTACTATATCTCCACCAGAAAAAAGAGATGCTAGATTATCACCCGCACCGCCCATTGACATAATATCTCCAAGCATACCATAATTAGCAGTAGAATATTGAAAACCATTTGCTTCAGAAATTATTGCTGGTGCTGTTATAAACACATTCCATGTTGGTTCGCCATATGTTTCGATGCCCTGTCCCCCCCCATCAACATCCGAAAAATTAAATGTAGTTTCATGAAAATGAAACCCTATTGTATGAGTAGCGTCTGCTGCATCTTGATCTGGAAATGTTAAAATTTGAGCGGTGCCCATGATTTAAATCTCCTTTGCTGCTTTTTGTGCCATATATATTGTATGCCTTATAAAACTAAATTTTTTCCTAAAAACCTCTCCAAATATATAGGCGACCCCAACAAAATTATATGTCGTTCTTTATGGGAAAGGCGTTTTTGTAAATATTTAGATGAAAATAAAAATGTTGTTCGTTGGGGTAGTGAACCCCTTATAATACCCTATTATTCTCCCATTGATAAAAAGACGCACAGATACTATCCAGACTTCTATGTTGAAAAGAAAAACTCGTCTAAAAATATACAAACAGCGGTCATAGAAATTAAACCAGAAAAACAAACAAAAATACCAACCAAAGGTCGTAAAAAAAAGAATACATATTTAAAGGAATGTATTATTTACGAAACAAACGTTGCAAAATGGAAATATGCAAAAGAATATTGCACCAAAAGAGGCTGGGAATTCAAAATCATAACAGAGAAAGATTTATATGTCACTTGACTCTTTTATAACAACTGTAACAAAAGACGTTTTACGGCCTGCGCAATATCAAGTACAATTTGGCCGTCCATACTTCGATAATTCTCCATATGCGTTAGATATGTTTAATAGTTATCTGACACCCAATAACTCCGTTCCCCTTCTTGCAGAATCAGTAACCCTTCCTGGTAGACAAGTTCTTACTAAACAAATGACTTATTTTGGATCTCCTAGAGAGATTCCATATGACTCTGCTTATGGTGAAGATATAAGCATAACATTCATCATGACTAAAGGTGATAGTGTAAGGCTTGCACTAGAAGCGTGGATGGATGCCATTGTCGATCCATACCTCGGCTATATAAATTATTATATAGATTTTATTGGTCGAATGAGAATAGCAATATTAGATCAACAGGGAGAAGCCCAGAAAACCGTATGCGTTGATGAGGTGTTTCCAAAAGCAATTATGCCAATGACTCTCGGTGCTGAATTGTCAGATCAATACACTAAATTTATGGTTAATTTTGGTTTTAGACTATACACATTTTATGATTGTAATGCGGGAGAGTGCTACGATAATTGCCCATCCTGATAATACGAACAAATTCATGACTTTATTTAATTTAAAAAGGAGATTTAAATCATGACTGCAATAAAAGGTATCATCGACAAGATGACTCCAACATATACAACAAAACTTCCTATATCAAACCTTACTGTAAATTATAGGCCATTTCTTGTAAAAGAAGAAAAAATTCTATTGATTGGTATGGAAGATCACGCCAAGAATGATATAAAAGAACAATATATGATGATTCGAAATCTTTTACAGAGTTGCACCGATATAAACGATATTGATACTTTACCAATATCTGAAGTTGAATTGATGTTTTTAAAACTCAGATCTAAATCTGTAAACAATATTATTAATATAGTGCTTGGTGCCGAGGGAACCGATAGTACTGTAAACATAAAAATAGATCTAGATACGATTAATATATCTAAAGATATTCCAGATTCCAAAATAATGATTAACGACGATGTTGGTATGTTGCTTAGTCCTCCCACACTTGGATCTTTTTTAAATTTAGAAGATACTGATTTAACTACTTCGGCGGGTCAATTTGCCAGCCTAATACTAATGATAAAAGCAAGTATAAAAGAAATATTTACTAATGATACAGTAATTACCGTAGAAGAACTATCTTCGTCTGATTTGGATAATTTTGTTCAAAATATTTCAACAAAAGCACTGGAGAAAATTGCCGACTATTATCAAAAAATACCCTCTGTGCAAAAAGAAGTAACGTATGAAATAGATGGAAAAGAGGTGACCAAAACCTTAAGGGGAATAGACGATTTTTTATGATCGGTTTATCTCATATAACCCTTTCTGCTTGGTATGAGATAAACTTCGCACTTATGCAACACCATAAATATTCTTTAGCAGACATTAATGATATGATTCCATGGGAGAGAGAGGTTTATTTAAGTTATTTAAAGGCGTGGTTAGAAAAACAAGAACAAGAAAGATCAGCAATGAAAATGAGATAGGATGCCTGATTTCAACGACCAATTTAGCAGATTTATAGATCAATTTCAGCAAGATTCTAGGGAACAAACCCGGGATAGGAAGGAAGTTGCAGACACTCTTCGTGGCTTACTCGAAGAACAGGAAAAAATGCGTCAATATCAGATGGAACGGGATAGGCAGCGCGAAGTTGAGGACCGTGAAAAGAGCATAGAAGACGAAAGAAAGAATAAACAAGATAGTACTCACCAGAAAAAGGTAGAAATGGGTAATACCACAGGTGGGAACCTGCTGGGAGAGATGTTGGCATTATTTAAGAGTCCCACAGTTATTGGTGCCGCTATTGGTCTTGGTTTTGCCGATAGCCTAACGAAAGTTAATTTAAGAGAAACTCTGTTCGCTGGTACAATTCTTTCAAAGGTCGGTGGCGCAAGGCTAATGGCCGCTTTCAAATCGGTTGCAGGTGCCCCTGGAAAGATGGCTACATTAATGGGTAAAGCCCTTCAGGCGAAAGGAGGCAAAAGCGTTTTGCCGACCAAAAGCGTTTTGCCGACCAAAAGCGTTTTGCCGACCAAAAGCGTTTTGCCGACCAAAAGCGTTTTGCCGACCAAAAGCGTTTT